ACACGTATGACGCCTTGACGACCGGGCGTAAGTATCCCGTCGACCAACTCGTATCGATTGACTCAAAGTTTCCCCAGATCAAGAAACTAATAAGCGAACTATCGACGCCAAAGCGGGACTTTGACGCTAACGGGCGCGTGAAGGTTGAAAGCAAGAAAGACTTGGCGAAACGAAACGTCAAGTCCCCCAACATTGCCGACGCCTGCGTCATGTGCTTCGCGCCGGTCAGTGTGCCGATGAAGATCAGCTCAGCGGCTGTCGCTCGGGCAATGGGGCGGGCTTAGCCATCATGGACGCATAGCTCCCATTCACACTTGACGCAACGAATGACGGTAAAAAAGTTTCCTTGTCCGACGTTAAATTCTCGACCACCACACTTGCGGCATTCGAGAACTTTGGCGGCTTTTTTCTCATACGATTGCCCGATGTGAAAAGTCTCGTCGTCAATCTCTTTGGCAAGAATGTCGTCGCCTATCCAGTCCAGCGACTCTCCGTCGATCCAAGCGCGTCCACCTGCGTTTTCTCGTGTCATATCGTTCTCCTTAAAATAAAGCCAGCGGCACGTTATCCCAGTCAATCGGAGCAACCCGCTGCGTGACGAACTTGTAATTCTCTGACGGTCGTTCCCATTGCCAACGCACGACCTCGTCAAAGTCGTCAAGGATGCCATAACGGATTTTTGGGTTTGTTGGTCATCGCGGGCGCGTGCCCCAGACCTTGACGCCTTCTGTCACAAGCTTGAAAATTTCATGGTCGGCGATTTTCGGGGACAAGGAGCGGACTTGCCACACTCCCTTTTCTTCGTAAGCAAAAGTGATAAGCGTGGGGTTTCGTTTGATATTTGCGGCGATACGTAGTCCAACTTCTGCTGGAAAGATCATCACTTCCCTCCTTTGTAGTTGCGATAAGCCGTCCGTAACTCACTGGCCGCGCGCACGCCCTGCACATGCTCTATGCGCGTAAAGTACGCCTCGCGCTCGCGGGCTGTGAGACCCGCAAGGTGCTTGAGTTGGTTCTGTTCGAAGGGAGTCAAAGCCATTCGCCGCAAACGAAGGGTTTATCTTTCAGTTCGAATGGCATCAAGACGCCCATGAATTCGGACTCTTTCCCTTGGATGGCGACTCGAAAGCCCATGCCGCCCTCGGTAGCGTACAGATAGGGAACTTTGTAAGATGCTTTCAATGTTTGGGCGACCTTCTGAAACTTCATAACCAGATCGGGACTGAATTGCATCTTATGGGCTTCCGTGCCCGCTTTACCCGCAAAGACGCGCTTGTAGTCGGGGAATGTGCCGTCGACCGGCTTGAATACGACGCCGCCAATATCGATGCGACCGTCAGGCATGGCCATTACCGCAGCATACGCGCATTTCAATTTGCCGATCAGTTTTGCCGCATCGGTCGGGATGATGAACGGCGGCAAGTATTCGTCGCACTCTTCGCCCAGGTACGCGCTGGCGCAATGACCGTCCGTCGAAACGATCACGCGGGAATCCACGAAGACGCCGTTCAGATAATACCGAACGTCAAGATCAGCGGAAGTGTGGATAGCGGCGGCAATGTGTTGAGTTTTGATCGTGTGTGACATTTGTTCTCTCCTACGGGTTAGTGAAGTCATAATTATGTATCACCTTATTCAACAAGTCAAGCAATATTTTCAAAAATAATTATAATTATCGAATGAAAACAAATTTAGCCCTTGCTGCCGTTCTGTTGCTCGCTGGCCCGAGCATTGATCTATCCGAAGGAACCGAACGCATTCCTATGGTCCAGGAGGGCCAAACGATAAGGCGTAAGAAGTCTGCGGCCGCCCGCGCCTTGGCTCGCTTCTATGGCTACGCGTCTGACCGCAAAGGCAAGGGTCAAAAGAAGCGCGAAGCTTCGCAACGTCACGCAAAGGGATGAAAATAATGAATACTCCAATCAAGCGCCCGGTGGGTCGGCCTCGTAAGACCCCAAAGCCTGTTGTCGGTACGCGTGACGGCCTGCGACGTGCAGCCAACAAGGCCCAGATGCAAGCGAAGCCCCAAGCGCCCTACACGTACCCTATCCGACCGCCCGCCCTTATGACTGGCGTTGTCCCCGATGGTCAGAGCGCCCCAGTCATGGCGATGGATACAAACCCGTACCAGTTCACCATGCAAGGGCTACCGGGCGGCGGCTTCCCTGGCTTTCAGTACCTCGCGCAACTGGCGACCCGTGCGGAGTACCGGGCGTTTGCTTCGACCATGTCGACGGAACTCACGCGCGAATGGATCGAATTCGACGGCAGCGACGACACTACCGACAAGATTGAGGCAATCGAAGGGGAGTTCAAGCGATTGAGGGTACGTGAGGTAATCCGGGCGGCGGCAGAACACGATAGTTATTTTGGGCGCGGTCAGATTTTCATCACCATGCGGGGCCACGACAATCAACAGCCCCTCATTCTCGACAAGCGCACGGTCGCCAAAGGGAGCTTGGATCGTTTATCTGCTGTCGAAGCAGTGTGGACGACGCCCAGTGCATACAACTCAATCGATCCGACCGCGCCCGATTTCTACAAGCCTGTAGGCTGGTTCGTTCTCGGAAAGCAGGTGCACGCCTCGCGCTTGATGACGATCATCACCCGCCCGTTGCCTGACATCCTGAAGCCCGCGTTCAACTTTGCGGGCATGAGTATGTCGCAATTGGCGGAACCCTACGTCGACAACTGGCTGCGCACACGTCAGAGCGTTGCGGACTTGATCAATAATTTTTCGATTACCGTGCTGTCCACGGCTATGGATCAACTCTTGCAAGGAAACGACGACGGCCAGGATTTGTTCAAGCGTGCCGACCTCTTCACGGCCATGCGCTCCAATCGTGGCTTGATGGTTCTTGACAAGGAACGCGAAGAACTGGGTCAAGTCAATACGCCGCTGTCCGGACTGCATGAACTGCAAAGCCAGTCACAAGAGCAGATGTGCGCGGTTAGCCACATCCCTGCCGTGAAATTGACGGGCATATCCCCCAGCGGCCTGAACGTTTCAACAGATGGCGAAATTCGTACTTTTTATGATTACGTTTCCGCCGACCAAGAGGCAAATTATCGCGAGCCAGTCAAAACGATACTTGACCTCGTGCAGTTGTCGCTATTCGGCGAGATTGACCCCGCCATCACGTTCCATTTCGTGCCGCTGTATCAGATGACGCCGGCCGAGGAAGCAGACATACGCGCGAAGGATGGCGTTACTGATGTTGGATACATCAACGCGGGCGTTGTTGATCCGTCCGAGGTGCGCGAGAAGCTGGCAAAAGACCCAGCATCAGGATTCGACGGGCTGGATACGTCGAAGATTATCGAGCCGCCGGGGGAGCCTGACGATACGGGCGGCGCTATTGACCCGACGCAACAGACAGAGCTTGACGATGCACAAGCAACCTAAAGTCGCCCGCGCCGTCCATGCGAACCGGGGCATAGAAAGCGCGTACCGTCGTTCCTTGCTCGCCCTGATTGACCAAATGAATGCGTCCGTCGAGTACTGGCTGAAGGCAGGGTATCGCAAGGAACCGCCGCGAATGGCCGCGCTCGTTGAACAGGCGCAAGATGCGTCGCCTGTTGCCCACATCAAGCGCGTTCTGGCCGACCTCGCTGACCGATGGATAAAGCGCTTCGATGTGTGGGCACCGAAGATTGCTGAAGCGTATCTACAAGGGATGTTCAAGGCGAGTGATAGCGCGATGCGTGCGGCGCTCAAAGATGCGGGATGGACCGTTGAGTTCAAGATGACGCCGGCAGTCCGTGACGCGTTCCAAGCATCGCTCGCGGAGAATGTCGGACTGATACGTTCCATCCCCGAGAAGTACCTTGGACAAGTTGAGGGCATCGTGATGCGCTCGTACAGCGCGGGGCGCGATCTTCATACGATGGTTGCTGACCTCAAGAAACTCTATCCTGCCGTAGCGGACCGGGCGGAATTGATAGCTAGGGATCAAAGCAACAAAGCGAACGCTGTTGTCAATCGCGCGCGACAGTTGGAACTCGGTATTCAGGAAGCAATTTGGATGCACTCACACGCTGGCAAGACGCCCCGCCTCGATCACGTCGCCGCGAACGGGAAGCGTTACAAGATCGCGGAAGGGTGTCTCATATCGGGCAAGTACATTCAACCGGGCGAGGCTGTGAATTGCAGATGTACTTCCCGCCCGGTGCTGCCGATTTAGACGGGGCTGCAATATCCGCAGCGGCCCACGTCAGCCTGATACTTTGCAAACTTTTTCCACTGGTATTCGTTTATTTCAATGGCGTGTTCTTTGTCGCCGTATCCGTAGTCCGATGACGTTCCGTTGCTCTTCTTGCCGTCACATCCTGGCAGATCGGTAAGCCAAGTCGGACGACCGTTTTGAAAGTATGTCCAAGCTTTGTATTTTTGAGCGTTCATTTGATTTTCTCCAGTTGCGTTGTTGATGTAGTAATTATGTATCACTTAATTATCCCTGTCAAGCGATAAATTGCCAATTGCTAAAAATAGTTTCATAATTCGTCATTATGGCTATCTTGAAACTTGCTTTTGATCGTAGCGCCCGCCGAATTGACGTCGACGGGCGTCTGCACGTTGACCGCTCGCACCTCAGTAAAGCACAAGTTTCACCCTATTATGGTTCCGAGATTCCAGGGTTTGACGTTCTGGGCCTTGAACCGTCCAAAGTTTATCGGCTACTCCGTGACCCGGTAGAGCTTGAACGTGCTGCGCCGACTGCCGCCCGGTTGCCGATTCTATCAAAGCATGTACCGACGACCGTTGACGACCCTCAGACCGAACTGGTTGTGGGCGCTATCGGGTCGGATGTGCTTTTTGAAATGCCATACCTTGACGGAGATTTGTGCGTCTGGGACGCGGCGGCTATCGCGGGCATTGATAGCGAACAGATTCGAGAACTGTCGATGGCTTATCGCTACGTGCCGGTCATGGAAGCGGGCGATTTTGAAGGCCAGCCGTACGATGGCAAGATGACGGAGATAAATTTTAATCACTTGGCACTTGTCCCCGTGGGGCGCGCGGGTGCTGATGTTGTTGTAGCAGATAGCGCTCCCATTATCTTCAAGGAATCCGCCATGAAAATGAGCAAAACGGGCAAAGCCCTCTTTGCGGCATTGTGCGCGATCTCACCTTTGCTCGCGGCGGATTCCGCCCT